GTCTGTCGGGCTGGTCTCTTAGGAGGCTGGCCCTTCAGCTTACTTAACGGTAGGATAACTCTATGGCTACTTACGTATCGCTAGTTAATGAATTACTAAGACGCATGAATGAAGTCACACTTGATACAGCAGGTGATGGCTTTGATACAGTGCGCAACGTTCAAGCTCTAGCTAAGGATGCAATTAATAGTAGCATTAGACTTATTCTACAGACGGGTCAAGAGTGGCCCTTCCTAAAGACTACCTACACACAAACTCTTACTGCTGGTACACGTCAGTACAACTTCCCTGCAGACTACTCAAGTGTAGACTGGGATACTTTCTACATTAAGAAACTGGCGTCAGAGCAGAACGGTCCTCGCCGCTTGAAGGCTATCTCTTATGAGGATTACATTCAGAACTATAGATCTTCTGACGATAGCGGCGATACAGTAAACGGTGAGTCTGCTCCCTCTGTAGTATATCAGACTTATGGTGAGTCTTTTGGTGTTACGCCTGTGCCTAACGCTGCGTATGAGATTGAGTACGTATACTGGTCTTTCCCTAGTGACCTTACAGTTTATAATGACGTGGCAATTATCCCTGATCGTTTTAAGCACGTATTGATTGACGGTGCTATGATGTTTATGATGCGCTTCCGTAGCAATGAACAGAGCGCAGCAATGCACCAGAATAACTTTGAGGATGGCATTAAGTCTATGCGCCGTGTCTTAATGGATGATGCTATTGAGATCCGCTCTACAGTAGTTACACGAGGTAACACTACCTCATTTAATGGCAAGTTCTAATGGCTGATAATCTAGCCTCCTTTAAAGTCTTCTGCCAAGGCGGTCTTAACACCAGCCGTGATGTGTTATCACAGGGTGAGACACAGCCGGGTTCAGCTATCTCGTTGATTAACTACGAGCCTGCTGTTACTGGTGGCTACCGTAAGATCAGTGGCTACAGCAATGACTATGGTACTGTACCTGGCTTTGGTAACGTGTTGGGTGTATGTGTAGCTAATGGTGTTAACGATGGCATCCTAGCTGCACGGTATGACACAGGAAGTACCAACTATCTGTACTACTGGGATACTGCTACATCTGCTTGGGTTACTATTACTACACCTGCCTCAGTAGACGTATCGACTTACCCTAAAGTACGCTTCACTAAGTACAACTGGGGTTATGACGAAGTAATCATCACGGATGGCGTTAACCCTGCTGCAGTCTACACAGGTACAACCTACACACAGATTACTGACGCTAATGCGCCCAGCGCACCTAAAGTAGCTCACGTATTTAAGAATCACATGTTCCTTGCCTCTGACGCAACAGAACGTACTAACATCTGGTTCTCTGCTCCTTATGATGAGTATAACTATGACCCTGCTGACGGTGCAGGTGTTATCAACGTAGGCTTCCCTATTGTAGCTATCAAGTCTTTCCGTGATGCGTTGTACATCTTTGGTACTAACAATATCCGTAAGCTTGTAGGCAACAACATCTCAGACTTTGTAGTACAGGAAGTTACGGATGACTTGGGTTGCCTTGCTACAGATAGTGTAGTTGAGATTGGTGGGGACTTGCTGTTCCTCTCTCAAGATGGCTTACGTCCTGTTGGTGGTACTGATAAGATTGGTGACGTTAACCTTGAGACAGTATCTAAAGACATTCAGTCTATCTTTACTGACGTTGTATTTGATGTAGACTTAGATAAGCTAGACGCTGTAGTTATTAGACAGAAGACACAGTTTAGATACTTCCTTGGTGCTGCAGATGGTCAAGGTATTATCGGTGGCTTTAGGCAGACACCTAACGGCTTGCAGTTTGAGTATGGTCAGATGCTTGGTGTATTCACTACGTGTGCTACCTCTGGTTATATTGGTCAGAATGAGTTTGTTATACATGGCGATAGCAACGGTAAGGTACACCGCCAAGAGCAAGGCAATAGCTTTGATGGTGAGGACATCTTTAGTGTATTTCAGACACCCTTCTTTCACATGCAAGACCCAGAACAGCGTAAAGTATTCTATACTGTAGCTACTTACTTGCGTTCTGAGGGTGACAATGAGATCGTTATGTCTGCCTTGTACGACTACGAAGATGTAGATACACTAAGCCCAACTAACTTTACATTAACAACACAAGGTGCTGCAGCTTACTATAACGAAGCCTTGTATGACAGTACAGCAATCTTTGATGGCAACCCTGCACCAGTACAGCGTACTAACGTTTCAGGCTCAGGTAAGTCGGCATCACTTAAATACGTAACAAACGATACAAACGCATCACACAGCATTCAAGGCATAGTGATTACTTTCGGGGTGGGAGATAGACTCTAAATGGCGGGATATACCAGACAGTCCGTAGCTGACATTATCGCAAATGCGGTTATCAAAGCTGCACCAGTAAACGCAGAGTTTAACGCTATCCGTGATGCTTTCAACAACAGCACGGGTCACAAACACGATGGCACTTCTGCTGAAGGTACTTACGTACCACTCATTGCCGATCTTGATGGTAAGAACAAAGTAGTCGTAGATACTATTAATAACAGGGTAGGTATCTTCTCAGAGGTAGGTGGTGCAGCAGTAGAGCAAGTACGTATTCAAGACGGTGCTATTGTTCCTGTAACAGATGATGACGTTGACCTTGGTGCTACAGGTGCTGAGTTTAAAAACTTGTACATTGATGGCATTGGTTATATTGACACAGTAGCAGTACATGAAAATGCCACTATTGCAGGTACTCTTAACGTCACGGGTGCAACTTCTCTTTCTACTGTTGTGACTACAGGTCAGGCTGCTCTTGCTACAGTAAACATTGATGGTGGTGTTATTGACGCTACGACTATTGGTAATACCACTCCAGCCACAGGAGCCTTTACTACTGTATCAGCTACTGGTGGTTTTACAGGCGATGTAACGGGTAACGTATTAGGTAACCTTACAGGCAATGTGACGGGCAATGTAGCGGGTAATGTTACAGGTGATCTAAGTGGTAACGTAACTTCTACAGGTTCTTCTACCTTTAATAACGTTACCATTGACGGTACGTTGAATATGAATGCAGGCACTACTGCAACAATCACTAACCTGACAGACCCTACAAATGCACAAGACGCAGCTACTAAAGCTTACACAGACACAGCGGATGCACTCAAGCTCAACCTTGCTGGTGGTACTATGTCAGGTGATATTACTATGGGCGGTAACACAGTTACTGGCTTAGGTACACCTACTGCAGCTTCAGACGCCGCTACAAAGTCTTATGTAGATACGGGCATAGCTAACGTCATTGACTCTGCACCAGGTGCGCTTGATACACTAAATGAGCTTGCTGCTGCTCTTGGTGATGATGCTAGTTTCTCTACTACTATTACAAACAGTATTGCCACTAAGCTACCACTAGCAGGTGGTACAATGACTGGTAACATCACTATGGGGGCTAACCTTGTTACCTCCACTACAACGCCAGTTACTGCAGATACACTTACTCGTAAAGGTTATGTAGATACCCAAGATGCCTTAAAGTTAAACTTAACTGGCGGTACTATGTCGGGTGCCATTGCTATGGGTACATCTAAGATCACAGGACTGGGTGACCCTACTTCAGGTCAAGATGCAGCAACTAAAACTTATGTAGATACACAGGATGGTTTGCAGGTTACTAAGTCTGGCGATACTATGTCAGGTAACCTAGCAATGGGTTCCAACAAAGTAACGGGCTTGGCTGCACCTACAGATGCAAACGATGCTGTAACTAAGACATACGTAGATACTATTACTGGCTCACTTACCGATGCTGCTACCTCTGCAGCTAACGCCGCCACAAGTGAAGCTAACGCAGCGACAAGCGAGACTAATGCAGCTAACTCCGCTAGTGCCGCTTCAGGTTATGCAACTGCTGCTGCAAGTTCTTACGATGACTTTGATGACAGGTACTTAGGGCCAAAGTCTTCTGCTCCTGCCTTAGACAATGATGGCGATGCACTCGTGTTAGGTGCTTTATACTTCAATACTACTACAGATATTCTATATGTTTATGGTGGGTCAGGTTGGCAAGCTGCTGGTTCATCTGTTAATGGTACATCTGAGCGCAGTGTCTACACAGCCACTTCAGGTCAGACTACCTTTACTGCTACCTACGACACAGGTTTTGTTGATGTCTTCCTTAACGGTGTTAAACTAGCAAATACTACAGACTTTACAGCTACGAGTGGGACTTCTGTAGTACTGACTACAGGTGCTACTGCAGGTGATATTGTAGACATCGTAGCGTATGGTACATTCGCTGTAGCTGATACATACACTAAGGCACAGGCTGATGCACGATATGAGCCTATTGATGCAACTATCCTTAAAGATGCTGATATAGGTGTCACTGTTCAAACCTATGACGCTAACTTGCCTGCATGGCCTGCCGCAGTAGACGCTACAGAAGTAGGCTACTTGGACGGTGTTACTTCTGCTATCCAGACGCAGCTTGATGCTAAGATGACACCTACTTACACGGGTAACGTAGACATTACTGGTAGTCTGGATATTACTGGCGACACAGACATTACTGGTGAGCTTATAGCTGACAGCTACAATGAGACTTTCGTAACTCTCACTGCTGCTGCTACCGTAGATGTAGACTGTGAGACGGGCAACGTGTTTGCTCTTACGACAGATCAGAACACTACGTTCACCTTTAGCAATCCACCTGCAAGCGGCACAGCTTACGGCTTTATGCTTCGTCTTACTGCTGGTGGTACTCACACAATAACCTACCCAGCTTCTGTAGACTTTGCTGCTGCTACTGCCCCTGATGCACCTGCAAGTGGTGAGACTGATGTGCTTGTGTTCACGACAACAGACGGTGGCACAACTTGGTACGGTGCGCTTGCTATTGATGCGGCGGGGTAATCTTGTATGAGTAATATTTCACGCTTAATGAACTTAGCCGCTGCTGGTAACGCTGGTGGTGACAGCTACTGGATTAGCTTATTGGGAGGTACTGGTACTGAGATTGCGAATGGCGTAGTCACAGACTCTTCAGATAACATCATCGTTGTAGGCTATACCGATACGGCTGGTGCTGGAGGCATTGACGTTTTAATAGCTAAGTACGATTCTTCTGGTATCTTACAATGGGATAGGACTCTGGGAGGTACTGCAACTGAATTAGCCTATAGCGTAGCCACGGACTCTTCAGATAACATCATCGTTGCAGGTCAGACTGATTCAGACGGTGCTGGTAGCGCCGATGTTCTAATTGCTAAGTACAACTCTTCTGGCGTTTTACAGTGGGATAGGACTCTTGGGGGTACTTCCAGCGATTATGCGAATGGCGTAACCATAGACTCCTCTGATAACATTATTATTGCAGGGCGATGTAGTTCAGATGGTGCTGGAGGTGCAGACTTCCTAATCGCTAAGTACAACCCCTCGGGTGTTCTACAGTGGGATAAAACTCTGGGCGGTACTGGCACTGACATTGCGAATGACGTAGCCATAGACTCCTCAGACAACATCATTGTTGTAGGCCAATCTAATTCAGACGGCAATTTTTATGACGTTCTAGTCGCTAAGTACAACTCTTCTGGTGTTTTACAGTGGGATAGGGTTTATGGCATCAATGCTAGTCACAATGAAATAGGTTATGATGTAGCTGTGGACTCCTCCGATAACATTATCATTGTAGGCACTACTCCAGCGGCGGGTGCTGGTAGCAATGACGCCTTCATAGCTAAGTACAACTCTTCTGGTGTTTTACAGTGGGATAGGGTTCTTGGAGGTACTGGCTATGAAATAGGCTATGGCGTAGCCATAGACTCCTCCGATAACATTGTCATTGCAGGTAGGACTGATTCAGACGGTGCTGGTAGCAATGACTTCCTAATAGCTCAATACAACTCTTCTGGTGTCTTACAGTGGGATAGGACTCTTGGTAGTACTGGTCAAGAAGTGGGGGAGGATGTAGCCATAGACTCCTCAAATAACATCATTGTTGTAGGTCGAACAGATGCAGACGGTGCTGGAGGCAATGACATCCTAATAGCTAAACTCCCCAGTGATGGCTCCCTTGAAGGGACGTATGGAGTATTTACATACGCCGAAGCTGTGCTGACTGATGCTGCTGCTGGGTTGCCAGATGCCGCTGCTGGGCTAACTGATGCTGCCGCTGTTCTAACTGATGCTGCCGCTGTTCTAACTGATGCACCCGCTGGGCTGACTGAAGAGCTTATAGAAATGACGACATAAAAGGATTATACTAATGTCTATAGCACGTACACTAGCCGATACAGTAGCCGCAGCAGGTATACTTAATGATGGCGTTATTACTGCAGCAGAAGTAAGTGGTATTAATATTGTTACGACTTCTGCTACCGCTCCTGTCTCACCTAGTGCAGGTGATCTTTGGCTTAGTACTGAAGACGGAAGCTTGGCTATCTACTTAAACGATGGAGACACGTTGCAGTGGATTGTTGTGTCTGGCCCTCGTGGACCTGCGGGTGTAGACGGTACGGATGGCGCAGACGGCACTAGTATCTCAGCAGGTAAAACTATAGCATTAGCTATGATCTTCGGATAAAAGGGAATTAAGAAATGACAGCACCAAACATCGTTAACACAACTACTATTACAGCTAAGACAGACGTACAAATAGTAGGTACATCCGCTACAGCTATTACTACTAACTCTGCAGCTTCTGGTCAAGTATACAAGATTAACTCAATTATTGTAGCTAACGTAGACGGTACAAGCGCAGCAGATGTTACAGTAGACCTATTTAGAGGTTCTGTAGCCTACAGGTTAGCTTCTACTGTAAGTGTACCTGCAGACTCTACTTTAGTAGTACTTTCTAAAGACACGTCTGTATACCTAGAAGAGGGTGACTCTATTCGTTGTACAGCTTCTGCTGCAGGTGACTTAGAGGCGGTATGTTCTTATGAGGTTATCAGCTAAGGATAGCATAAATGTCTTATCGTAATTACAGCTTTTATGCTAGGCTAGTTAGAAGATGGCGTAGGAAGAATGGTGGTACTATGCGTAGTACTCTCCTTGAGCCTACTAGAAGCTACCTTGACACTGATGCAGATTCAACTTCCACTACTGGTGCTAAGAATAACTCTGGTATCTGGAAACTTGAAGAAGTACATGACGCTATCTCAAGCATCGTACCTGTAGGCGAACATTCCTATACTGCACCCGGTACGTACACTTGGGTTGCCCCTGCTGGAGTGACCAGCGTATCTATTGTTGTTGTTGGTGCTGGCGGCGGTACAACAGGCGGTGCTCTAGGGTATAAAAACAATAGAGCGGTTACGCCTGGAGCCTCTTACGAAGTCAGGGCTGGTCTAGGTGGTACAAGCCGTGGTGGCGGTCAAGGTGGTAACGCTGGGGAGTCCAGCTATTTCCGTGACGTTGGTGGTGCTAACCATACAACTGCTAATGGTGGGCCAGCAAGAATAGGCAACGGAACAACTACAGCCGCTACTCGCTCTGGTGACACCGATGGCGGGGGTGATGGTGGTAGGCACCTAGGTAATGGAGGTGGTTACACAGGCACAGGTGCTGGTGGATATTCTGGCAATGGCGGTAACTATGCGTATGCTGGTGCAAACCATTCAGCAGGTTCAGGTGGTGGTGGCGCAAGTGGTACATGGGCATACAACTCAGGCGGCGGTGTAGGTATTTACGGTGAAGGTCCAAGCGGAACAACAGCAAGTGCTGGCGGTTCAGGCGGTACTAATGGTGGTGCAAGTGCTAACGGTGGTACATATGGTGGCGGTGCAGCCGCAAACCCCGCAGGAAAAAGAGGCGGTGGTGGTGCGGTGCGTATCGTTTGGGGTGAAGGACGTGCATTCCCTAGTACGCTAGTGGATTTAGCAAGCAGTGATGGCAACGTGTCAACAAACTAAGGGTATTCAATAATGGCTATTAACTTTCCAGGCTCACCTACCAACGGTGATACATACTCCTACGGGGGTAAAACGTGGACATATGACGGTACTGCGACTAAGTGGATTCCTACTAATATTTTATCAGATGTAACCGCTACTGCTGTAGAGTTAAACTACGTTGATGGTGTTACCTCAGCAATACAAACTCAACTAGATGCTAAGGTAACTCCTACTTATACTGGTGACATCAACATCACAGGTGAACTTGTAGTTGACAGCTACAATGAAACCTATGCTGCTATTACATCTACAGGTGGTGCAAGTGTGATTGACTGTGAGGCAGGTAACACGTTCAGCCATGTGCTTACAGAGAGTACCACTCTAGGCTTTAACAACCCACCAGCAAGTGGCATAGCTTACACCATGTCGATTGAGATTATCCAAGATGCAGGTGCTTCTGGCTACACAGTTACATGGCCTGCAAGCGTTGACTTCCCTGCAGCTACAGCGCCAACGCTGACTGCTGATGCTTCTGCTGTGGATGTATTCGTATTCTCCACCCGTGACGGTGGCACAACTTGGTACGGCTTCACGGCAGGTCAAGCAATCGCAACGCCAGCATAAGGAGCTATAGACATGGCGACTAAAAAGAAAATGCTGCAGGCTGCGGCTGGTAATGCTGGTGGTGGTGGTTTTATTGTAAAGACTACATCCTTCAACTCCAACACTATTAAAAGTGCTGTTGATACTGACGGAAACATATACTCTGTTTGTTATAATTCTACACCGTCCCCAGATACAGCAGTTCTTACAAAATTTAATAGTGACGGTGACTTACAATGGGATGTAGAAATAGCCAATTCTTTAGCTTCTACCAACTACTTTCCAACCAACCTTATACTTTTATCGGACGGTAATGTTGCAATTGATGGTCGTTATACCAATTCAGGTTATCCTCAACACAACAGTAGTAATATAAGGGTATACAACACCTCTGGTGTCCTACAAAAAAATCGCCTTGTTTATGATAGTTCACATCAAATAGCCCCTAGTTCATTAGACGAAGATACCTCAACAGGTGATCTATATTTGTTTGGAACTAGCTACAGGAGTGTAGGTAATGTTTCTAGTGCTCCTGGCATGTCGCAGCTTAGGTTTAGAGCAAGTGATCTTGTATCCCTTGATGTCGGCTCTGGGTCAGTTTCAAGTACTTGGCGTCATAGAGAAACTGGACAAGGTTCTCAAATAGTCGTTTTTTCAGTTCACGGGTTTTCCCCTTCAACGACCTCGCCATTCGGTAGTGTAAATGCAGATCAATCAAGTGCAATTGGGCTAAGATTAAACTTAAATGACGGCCTTGCTATGCGCTACATTGTTAGGTTTCTTACAAGTCACAGTGGAACCACTTATAAAATTCAAACTTCAGAAGATTACCGAAGACCAACTAGAATAGTGGATGTAAATTGGTATGATGGTAAGTTTCTTTTATTTGCTAATTGCCAAGATAGCGCAACTCCAATCTTTGGGGGTAGCTCCATAACCGGGCTATGCTTGCTTTCGATGGACCCCTTAACCAACACTGTAGGGTATCAGTATGGGTTCCCTGGAAAAAATGGACCAATACAAAGCGGTGGAACTCAACCCAATCACAATTATACAGTGGTAAAAGACGATACTTTGTACATTGCGTATAATATAAGTACTCTAGACTCATCCGTGTACTATGATCATATTCATGTGATGTCTGTGAACCTAATAAATGGAAGTTTAAACTATCATTATATACTGGAAAGACAAAATCCAACCAATTCACAATCTACTATTCACGATACTGCTGTAGATGATGAATTTATTTACCTTAGTGGAACACAGGATGGCACACCTTTTATTATTAAACTGCCAGTTGATGACTTGGGTGTAGGTGGAACTCTTGATGATTTTTCTATCCTTGATTATGACACATTAGACGCTGCACATCCTCTTTATAACCAATTCACCTGGACTCAAGCAACAAACACACTGCCTATGATAACTACAAGCCGGCCTGCTAATACTACTGGTACACTTACAGACGGCGGCACAAGTTTCGGGACTGAGACAGACCCAACAACCTACGTCTGGGACGTAACAACTTAATATAAGGAAATCAAAATGCTTGTAAAAGTAACAAACGGTAATGTAGATACATACCCCTATTCAGTAGGGCAACTACGCCGTGATAACTCTAACACATCTTTCCCTAAGCAAGTTCCTGATGAAATCTTGTCGAGCTACGGCGTTTACCCTGTGACATTCACAGATCGGCCCGACATTGATCATCGCACTCAGAAGGTTGAGCAAGAGGCGCAACCAACACTGGTGAGTGGCAACTGGACAATCGGATGGACAACATCAAGCAAGACTGCTGAGGAAGTTCAGGAGTATGATGATGGCATTGCTGCGTCTAACCGTGCAAACCGTGACGGTCTCTTGGCTCAATCAGACTGGACACAAGTAGCTGATGCACCTGTAGATACTACAGCATGGGCTACCTACCGTCAGGCTCTACGTGACATTACAACTCATGCTAACTGGCCTAACTTATCTGAGGCTGACTGGCCTACTAAGCCATAGTAATCCTTGACATTCCAGCTAAAATGAGTTAAACTATGAGTGAAGTAAAGATCTCACATGATGAGTTAGAAGAAATGCTTGATCGTGCAGCTAGACGTGGTGCTAAAGAAGCCCTGCGCTCTATCGGCTTACTTGATAATGATGCACACAAAGACATTACAGAGATGCGTAGCTTGTTAGAAGCTTGGCGTGATACACGTAGGTCTATCTGGACAACAGCAATAAAAGTAACCACTGTCGCCGTACTGACGTTTATCGCAGGCGCAGTATACATGACAATGGATAAGTAAAGGTAGAATAACATGGATTATGCGGAAGCGATTGATAAAGGTGGCGTCTATAGCCCAGCGACTGGCCTTATGTCTTACGTTGAGGACGGCAAATGGCAAACAAAGTCAGCAACAAACGTTCCTGATTCCGTCACTAATGGTAGTACGGGTCCAGCTAATGAGTCTTTAGCTGCGCTGCAGGGACAGTCCTTCGCCACTAATACTCCCGGTGTGAGTGCTAAACCCGACCTTAAAGAGTTGATGGATGCCACAGGTGTGGATTTCTCTACTGCATCCGACCTTTTATACGGTTCGGTAGGGTCTAATACCGATACCCGTAATTGGAATGCTATCCTTTCTGGTGCTACATCAGGCGCAGAGATTATTGCCCGTACAAGAGCAGCCACTAATGCCATGCATGGAGGCGTTACAGTTAAAGACGTAAATGGCTCTCTTATGCTCGTAGGAGGTAATGGTACAGTTTTAAGGGGTGCAGGTACAGGCCCTACCCAGATAAGTCACAACCTTAGTACATACGGTGTAAGTGACAGCAGTTGGGTAAACGGTGTTACTACATCATACAATCAGACCATACAGACGGCAAACGAAGCGCAGACAGTTTACCAAGGTATTATAGCTGACCCCGCTTCAACCCCTAAAGAAAGAGCACAAGCTCAAGAAGACCTTACTCGTTCCAAGAGATTAGTTACTCAGACGCAAGAAAGGCAAGTAAAGCTAGATGAGTTGACATCTATGGGAGAGGCCTTTATAGCCCCTTTTAAAAGATTCAGTGAACAGTACGACTTTGATGCGTCTTCATTTATTACAGGTCTATCAGAATCAACTTTGAAACCTAAGTCGGCAGAAGAAGAAGACGCAGCTTTAGGGGTAGTAGAACAAACTATTCAAGCACCACAAGCTGTAACTCCTGGCACAACTAATGTAGCAGTTCCTGGTGCAGGCTATCAAGAAGCACCTCAAGCAGCTGCAGCAGTACCCGTAGTAACACCTGCAGCAGTACCCGTAACGCAAACCCCCTACACCCCTACTCCTACAACCATAACAGGGCAACCTGTCACTACAGGCGTTACAGGTACTGGTGTATACCCTCAAGCTCCTGTGACAGGTAGTATGGCAGCACCTCTTCAGACTGCTGGTACAAGTGCATTACCTACATCTGTACAGGTTCGTCCTAACTACACAGGTACTACTACAGCAAACCTTACCTCACAATCACAGAAAGGCTTTGGTGGTCAACGTACTTACGCTAACCAGTTTGGACAACAGCTGACGGTAACAGTAGACGCTTCAGGTAATCCTCTTACGTATGTACCTCCGGGCTACACCCCTGTACAGGGTCAAGCACAGGGCGGTGTCATTAAGGGTTATGCTGAGGGAGGTATGCCTAAAGATCCTATGCTTGAAGCTAAGTTTCGTATTGCTAGTATGAATGGTTACAATGGTCCTAAGACTAACGCAGACCTTAATGCTTTTGCTAGTGCTAGTCCTAACATGAGAGCTAAGTTTAACGCTATTGGTGTAGCTATGTCTCAGGGTGGCAGTGTTCGTAGAGGTTTTGATGAGGGTGGCTTAACCAAAGAACAGTTAGATGCAATGCAACGCTCTGCTGTATCACAAACCATGCAGCCCATCCAAGCACCTGTAGCTCAGATCACACCAGAGGCTGCAGACTTTATTGCGCCTACTGCAGGCCAAACTACAGCTGTAGCTCCTATGGCTGAAGCAATGCAAGTAGGTACTGTACAGCAAGCACAGATGCCTATGATGACTGCTGCTAGTCAAGCAGACTTCACACCTGCTTACCAACAAATACAGGCTGAGACTGCTGACTTAACTGCAGCACAGGGTCAAGTAGCACCAGAAGCACAGGTACAGGCTGCACAACAGCTCACTACATCGGTAACTGGCATGGAAGCTGCTCAGGGTACAGCCACTATGGTTAACTCTCCTGCAGCACGTGAGATCCAAGCTGGTGAGCTTATCTCTGGTGTAGCTGATGCAGAGAAAGCTGCACTCTTCAATGAGCAGATCCAAGCTGCTACTGCTACACCATCTAAGCAAGCTACTGTAGCAGGACAGCTAGAAGGCTTGATGCAACAGTTTGAGGGTGGTGAAACACCTGCATGGGCTGCTGGCTCTATGCGCAATGCTATGGCTACACTCTCTGCTCGTGGCTTGGGTGCGTCTAGCATGGCTGGTCAGGCTGTCATTCAAGCTACAATGGAGGCTGCACTTCCTATCGCTCAGATGGATGCACAGGTACAGGCACAGTTTGAAGGGCAGAACCTGTCTAACCGTCAGCAACGTGCTATGCTTGCTGCACAACAACGTGCAACATTCTTGGG